GAGAGTCGCTTTCCCAAATTCGAGAGAAGCTGAAGCAGTTTCTTGAACTTTCGATAAACGAGCTTTTTCATTACGAGATCCTTCTCTCCTATCCTGACTACAGCCACATCTGGATCTAGAATGGTTTCAGGATCAGTATCCTTCTCGAAGAATGGATCTTCCTCTTTCTTAATTTTCTCCAGCTCTTCATCTGTAAGCGGAATGGGCCGCCTTTTCTGAAGAGCTTCTATGGCTTCCAGTCTTGCCATAATACACCTCCTCTATGAGCAGTCTCAATGAGTCGCCCATCCTTTCCCAAGAGAATTGGGAAGCTGTTTCCCTGGCAAGTGCGCTCTTTCTTTTTAACTTGTTCCTATCTCTGAAGGCTTCAAGCATCAGGTTTGCCAAAATCCTCCAATCGCATTGATGCCAAAGCAGGTATTTGTAAAAGTGTTCATTTCGAGGAAGTTCCTCGGATTCCATTTTCACCAAGTAACCATTCTCTTCGTTAACAAATTCTCTGTGTCCTCCTATCTCTGTGATTATGCAGGGCAACCCGCAAGCCATTGCCTCTAAAGCAGGAAGGCAGAATCCCTCGGCCCTGGATGGCAGAACGAAGCAATCGCTTTCTTGGTAGAGATTGGCCAATGCTTCCTCGCTGATTGAATTAAGACAAGCCTTTACTACTGGAACCTCCTCAGAGGATAAACCAAGGATTTTCCAAGCTTTCGATACTAGCTTCTCTACTTGTTTCTTTTCGGCTATGGTTTTCAGGATCAATTCCACTCTGCGGTTGCCTCGAAACGCTAAGAAATAGGCCTGCAACAGGATGTCAAAGCCCTTCCTGAAGCGAACAGTCCAATCAAAATTGGTGATAAACCGGAAGGGCGTTTCCTTTCGTTTAGAATTGGCCTTGAAAATTTTCAGATCTACTCCCAGCGGCACTATTCGGGGTTTGAGACCAGCGGCCTCGAAGGGTCTTGAGGAATAATGAGAAGGCACTACCAGCAAATCCAAGTTTCTTGAAGCTTCAGCCCAATCCGGCAATACCCTTCCTCTTCCTTCAATTACCGTATAGCCCAAATAACAGTCGGCTTTAATTTGCTTCTTGAGAGCAGGAAAGAGAGGGGGGATTGTATTGAAAATGGCTACATCGAATTTGCTACTAGAAACCTTCCTATTATTTAGAAGATTTACCTCTTCTTCTTTTAGAATAGCCTTAGGAAGGACAGAGATCGTAGCCGAATATATCGAAATGTCGAAAGACTCCTTCAGGACTTTACATAGGTTGCGGAAATGCTTCCCATATCCAGTTTGAGTCTGGAATGTGCCTGCTAAGAGAACCTTCAACATCTGGCATCTTAATAAGCGGAACTGGTTACATTTACTAGTTCAATCTTTATATCATCATTACCAGCCGATTCGTAGGAAGAGAAACTAATGGACTGCTTAAGAGCATCTTTCCCGGCAATCGGAACCGAAGCTGCGGTGTAGAGGACATTAGGGAAGATGAATTCTAACGAATACTTGTATGTCCCAGCGGCTATGTCTCCTTCGAATTTGAGAGAAACAGTAGCCGCCGTTAACGAAGCTTGGGGTTGGGTTGCTGTGGTAGAGCCCCAGAATCTCCTGTACTCTGTGCTGGTAGCGAAAAACTTGGTGAAGGTCCCTGTAACTTCAAGCCCGCCTAGGATTGGCTCTTTGGTAAACCTGTCACCCAGCACGTTTTTCACTTGCAAGCCCCGGGAAACCGTGAAACTGAAATCATCTACATCTGAATCAGCTGAGCCCGCTATCGAAACGGTAGCTTGAACAAAGGTAAATGGATCAATAACGGAATAAGAGGGCGTAACAGGCGAAGGCTGGTAACGATCATAGTTGCAAATCCAAGAGGGAGTTATGAGCAAAAGCTCTCCCAGAGAACAGGCCGCAGTTATGGAAGAGATTTTGGCTGAGACTACATCATAGGCCTCGGTATCCTTGTCAACCTGAATGCTAAAGAAAGGAGTGTCACCGATCGTGAAGGTATGCTTGTACGCCAAGGTCGTTCCCTGCTGGGCTACAGTTTCGGTTCCCATCAGGCCCTTCAGAAGCAAACCTGTGAAATCATCAGCATCAACTTCAAACTGGAAATCACCGGTCAAGTTGTATAACCCAGGTTTACTGGGTAACGGTCTTCCAGATTTTTGTCTAACACCAGTTCTTTCAATAAGGACGTTCTCGCCGTCTACGGCATAGCTTCGACATGGTGCCCAGACTGTCGGAGTAGTAAAAGTGCCCCAAACCGAAGCCTTCCCTATGCCCACAGATGTATCGTAGCCTCTTTCAGCCATCAGAACTCAGCCTCCTTTTCTTTGGTTTCTTTGGTTTCTTTGGCAGTTTCTTTGCTTCCCTTGGCCACTCTCTCAGATTTCAAGACCTCTTTCGCTTTTTCTTTCACTTCTTGGAAATTCGGATTGAAAAGAATGAGCCGAGCATCCTCTTGAGAAACCTCTTTCTCCTCTTCCGGATCGAAGAAATACGAGAGGATTTTCACCCGGCTTTTACTGCCGTGAATGGGCTTATACTTTATTTTCATCTACTTCTCCTCCTTCTTGGACTTTTCGAAACTGGCTCCTTGACCAGTTTAGATTTGATCAATTCAGGTTCTCTCAAAAGGAAGTCCCTTCCGCAAGAACAGCGGTGTTTGTAAGCTATCTTGAGAATCATCTTAGGATTCCTTATAATCCTCTTTCTTTCGGCTCCGCAGTTCTCGCATTTGCCCGAAAGCTCCATCTCAAACCTCCTTCGTTCAGGTACTTAAATATTTGCTCTTTGATAACAAGTGAAAGCTATAACTCCCACATAAGGCATCTCTCCGGCGGCTGTTATACCTCTTCCAACGTCGGTATTATAGCCATCGGTGTATCCATTATCCAGAACCGAGCCATTGAAATCGCTGTTTGCCTTGAGGGCATCTACTATGTCGCAAGTTTTCTGACGCACGATCTTTTCTCCATTTTCCATATCGACATCTAGGACCAATAACTCCACCTCGCAGGTGATTTGCTCTTTCCCTGTGGCTATTTTCTCCGTTCGGTGTCTGACTATCGAGATGCAGACTGCTGGATACTTGGCTATTACGTCCCTGGAACCCTCGTAGACAACTTTTATTCCACTTACTCCTTCAACGATGGCTTTTAGCTTTTCGCAGATCTTATCAACTATGCTCCTAGTACTACCCATTCGTTATTCATTCTTTTGGTTTCAGGCCTACAAAGCTCCTGACTACCCAGTTTGAAAGAATCTTCAAAGTATCCCTCATATCCCTCGGAGTCCAGCCTATTATTGGCCTTTTAGCCATTTTCCTGGTACCGAATTGATGGTATTTGGCATAGAAAATGGGCTCGTCTTTAATGCCCCAGGTAAGAGTATCTTCATCCCAAGATAAAGCCGTTCCGTAGCCTCCCAAAGCCGCTCTTTTTAAAGCGCCAGTTCGTACAAGCAGAGGCCTGCCAGGAAACAGCCTCAACTTTCTTCTCAAATACCTTTCCTTTAAAGGAGGCCAAGGCGTTCGATACCTTCTTCCTCTTGTGCGAAATTGAGACTGAATGCCCTTCTTGACCACCTTTTCCCAGATCTCTTCCCAAGCGGGCCTCAGATCTTTTTGTCTGATCATTGCAGTCTCAAAAACGGTGGCCACTTCAGTTACGCCTAAAACTGAGATGAAAACTACCATTTCTTTGTTGACTCCTTATTCATTGACTCTTTTTCTTTTTTCTTCAGCAAATAGCGTCACCTAGATGTCACCATTGGTCTTCTTCCCATCGAAAGACCGGCTGAAGATCGGCTTCGGGCTCAGGCGTATCATCATACTGTTCGGTAAAGGACCAGAGTGCTTTCCCAGCTGGACGCTTCTCGAGTTCGTTGGTAAGACTGGCATCCCTCAAGTAGATCTCACCGTTCACTATCTTGTTTAATCGCTCATGGTACTGTTGCCAAAGAATTTCTCCGTGCCTAGACTGCCCAGGATCTTGAGTGCCCATGAACTGAGCATCCTCTGCCATAGCGGCGGCTCCCAAAGCGTTAACCAGTTTCAATATCTTAAGGGCCTCAGTTCCAGTTATGGGAACATTGTATCCTGCTCTTGAGAGCTTGCTATCGATCTCAGCGGCAATCCAGTCCAAGTAGGATTCGACGTCCGAATAAGATACTTCGGAGGTGGCCGTGTATTCTCTGTATTTGTTCAGTCTCTTTACGTCATCCACAGTCGCATAAGCCATGTTATTCAAAGACTCCTTCGTTCCTTAATAATTGATATAAAGTTCCCACTATCTTCTTTAGGAACAGCTTCAATTCCGTTGGACTGGAGACATCAAGGGCATCTATAGTTTTCTCTATTTCATCAAGAGAAGGAAACAAGAGCCTAAGTTCCGTTCTAATTTCTTTTTGTTTCAAGGTTAAATGCTCTTTCATAGATACCTTATATCCCATCCTCTAATCTTATCGGCAATATCGAAGAGAGTTGCTTTCAACTTCATCGAAGTCCCCGTTGGCTGTGTGCTTAGATCGACTATTCCCGCATAAACACGAGTAGGTGAGCCTGGGGTGAATTCTAGAATGTCATCCATAATACACCGGGTCCAAGTGATGCCTCCGTCCCTTGAAACCCTGATTTCATGGTCATCATCTGCGTCATCCGCTATTACGGTAACGATCGCTTTGACTGGGACAGCCGAAGCAGTATGAGCCTTCGAGAATAAAGAGCCTGAGCCTTTCTTCACTCCTGTCTTGATATAGGATAAATGCGCTGTTACTGTTGGAGCCGTATCTCCCGTTAGAATTGTGCAACGAATCCAAACCGTGGCCCCGAAACCAGTTAGAGTCCAAGAACCAAGCTCAACCCAGCCACTACCAATATCGTAAAAGGCCTTGCATGTGGTTTCTGATTTAGTTAACTTAAACTTTCCTTTTGTATTAGAAATAGAATGTTTGTAAGATGTTTGAGAAACTCCGTCATTCTTTGCCGTAGCATGGATTGTTTGGCCATCGTAAATATTATAATATCTGCTAAGCCGAATTTTCGTTTCATTTGCATCAAAATCATTGACCTCGAAGTCAATCATCCACCAGTTGTTAGAGCCGCCAGCCACCACTTCCCATTCTGTTTCTACTTCAGAAAAATCTGTTAATGCCATCCCATTATCAGCTTTCAATTGGTATTGAGTTTCTTGGCCAGAGGGCGCACCAGTAATATTCATGTATAACTTGCCCGCAACAGTTGTATTGATATCCATACTGGCTCCATATGAACCTTGTAGGTAGGAAGGAGTCCATAAGTCAGTATTTGCATCGGCATCGGCTATCTCGAAATTATCGCTACACTGTCCCATAAACTCATAGTAATCATTTATCGAATCGTACAACAAAGCCCTAAAGTCGACTTGGGTCTTGTCTATGTCTGACTCGTCCTCAAACTCGTCGCACCAGCCATCCTTCCAACCTGTCATCGCTTCGCCTTCTGCAATTTTTCTGTGAAACGTCTCTATAGCCTGATTTATAATAATCTGCTTCATCAGAGGGAGCTCGGCATTAAGTTCAGACTCCCGAACAAGGAAGGGATGCTTCTCTTCCACCAAGAATTTAGCATCCATAGGAACAGCCGGCATATAAGATCTTATTGTCATTGTCCCGCTTTCTTAAGCTTACTCCTTATTTCGATTACAAATAACGTATATCCCAACCTCGCAACTTGTCGGCGGTATCGAGAAGAGTGCCTTTCAGCTTCATTGAAACTCCAGTAGGCTGAGAGCTAAGATCAACCACGCCTGCGTAAACATGGGTAGGCGATCCAGGCACGAACTCCGTAATGTCATCCATAGTGCATTTAGTCCAAGTCGTGCCGCCATCTCTCGAGACTTCAATTTCGTGATCATCATCCGCATCATCGGCAATAACAGTAACCAAAGCTTTATCCGGTGCTGTGGAAGCTGTATGGGCTTTGGAAATAAAAGAAGCCCCTCCTGCTGGAGGATCCTTGGTCAACTCTCGAAAATTATCGAAATGTACCTCTGTAGAGGGAAAATTCTCTCTAGTGCACGACCACAGGAAAAGACTCCCGGAACCGGTATAGATTCCAGAGAAGCTCGCCAGCTGGACCCATGTCGAGCCATCCCAGTAGTAGGCGAAGAAATTCGATCCCGTCCTTTTGATCCTTAGTTTTCCCGCAGTATCGGTCGTTGTTTGCTTATATTCTGTTGGGCCCCATGTACCGTTTACTAATACATTGCTTCTATAATACCTTTCGGTACTTGTTCCTTTGACACCGACATATTGAATATTATTAGCGTTCCTGAAACTTAGTTCAAGGAACCAATGATCTATGGTTGGATATGCGACCAATTCAAAATCTACTTGTGCTTCGAAATCTCCTGAAATTGGCTGTGATTTAACGTTGAGAGTTCCTCTTGTTCCTCCAATTGTAACAAATTGCAGTTCTTGATTAGTCTCAGTGATTGTACCCGCTTCCAGTCCCACAGTCCACTTAGCATCTAGGGAATTATCATTGAAATTATCATCATAGCTACTTCCTACGAAATAGTAATCATTCGTAGGATCATAGGATATTTCAGGATCTTGAATGGCTAAATCTATGTCACTCTCATCCTCGAATTCGTCGCACCAGCCATCTTTCCAGCCCGTCATTACCTCTCCTTCGGCTATTTTCCGATGGAAGGTTTCAATGGCTTGATTTACTATTATTTGTTTCACAAGAGCATGAGAGGGATCGAACAGTACATCCGCAGGAAGAAATGGATGCTCCCTCTCGACCAGAAACTTGGCATCCAAAGGGAAAGCTGGCATGAAAGATCTTATGGTCATCACGCAAGCTCCAGTATTCTAACATCGGAAGAAGCCGTGGAAATTGCATACACATCAAGATCATCAGTCACATCCAAATCAATGGCTCCTCCAGAAGCCTGAATCGGCCTGCCTGTAGAAACTGTCACGGCTGAATGACCGATGTAAATAATGTTAGCAGAATTGTTATAAATGGATAAAACCTCTCTTCCGCTAAGCGGAGTAGCGGGCAGTTTCGTGGCTATAGTTCCAACCGATACGGCAGTTGCACGAATTTCTTTTGAACAGGAATTGAAGACCCTTCTTTTCGGATGATACTGAAGTTTAGCCATTTTCAACTCCTCACAAGCTCTTTAAGATTTGAAACTTCCTCTTGAATCCTGGAAAGATAAACTTGCCAGTCCGCCAAGATCCTAGACCAGTCATATTTCTGGCCTTTTCAACGGATTTCTCGGAATGATAGTTTCTCAATTCTGGGCATTGATACATTTTGATCATTGCTAACAAGAACTCTTGTTCATCGACTAGCTTGTATTCCTGTAGTGTAGGCACGGTTAGCGGGACTACGGAAGTTTGGGTTTTCACCAAAATACCTGCATCGTCTTCTAACAACTCTCTTAAGGACGAATGGTCGGGAGCAATACAAGGCACTCCGCAGGCCATTGCTTCAAGGAAAGGAACTCCGAAACCCTCGCCTCTTGTAGCTGAAATGAAGCAGTCAAAGGCATTGTAGAGCTTGGCCATCTGGGCTTCCGTGTACGGCATTAATCCGGGCGAGAGCCGAGGTACCCTTAGTCTTTCCAGAACTCCGTATCGCCGAGCAAGAAGCTCGATGTCGTAGGCTACGCCTGGGCTTGAATGAACATCTGTATGCAAATAGAGATATACATTATCGGAATCTACAGACTTCAAGAACTTCGAGAAGATTCTTAAGAGCCTTGGAAAATCCTTGCGATCTCCAATATTAGTTGCTACGTTGCCGAAGAGGAAACAGTCCTCTGGAAGCTCTAATTGTTTCTTGAATCTTGCTTTCTCTTCCAAGGGCCTATAGATATTTGTATCTACTCCATGGAAGATCAGATCAACATTGGCGAAATACTGTTTCAACTGTTCGAAGCCGTATCTAGAGAATGCCAGAATTGAATAGGCCGAACTTAAGGGCTTAAGAATCCTTTCGCATTCTGGAAACAGATCGGCGTCTATAGGAACCAGAGGAACCCATCTCATGGAAGTGCCCCGAATATAATCGAGCACCCAAACATCGAACAGCGTGATTAAGAGATCTCTCTCATAATACTGGTAATAATCTTCCAAAACATCATCGAGATAACTTGCTCCTCCCCTGGGAAGGACAGTCATGCCATCAAGCTTCAAAGTAGAGCCCAAGGTTTGATTGCCCACTATCATGATGTCCCAACCTGCTTGGCAGAGCCGAGAAACTATTTCTTTGGTTTGTTTACCATAACCGCTGGGCGTAGTGGGAGATACTGAAGCCCAAAGAATCTTGAGTTTCTTTTCCATTTCTCGATTAGCCCAATGATTTAGCTTCCCATTTGGAATATTAGCTTCGTGTTAAGCAATTATGGCCGTACAAGTTGCTGTATATTCTGAATAGAGTACACCTGAAACATTTTTGACAAAAGCCGTACCCGCTCCACCATAAGATATTTTAAGGAGCAGTTCCGAGTCAGCCGGGTTTACGGAGTTTATCACGGTTGATAAAGTCACGTAGGCGGTGGCCGAGGTTGAAAGCTGAGCCGTGGCATTTGAAAAGACCAGGGAAAGCGTGGTCGTGGCTCCAGCGTTCTGCCTCATATCAGCCTCAAGCTTAAGTTGCAATTTCATCTTATCTGGAATACTAGCCAGAGGAAGCTTTACTCCATCGATATCGGCATCGGCTGTGTAGCTTGCTTCCGCCTTTTGATGAAGCTGACCCTGTATCAATCGATCACCGCTAGCGTAGACTTGGGAAGCATCTTTCAACTCAACAATATCAATCGAATCGCTCTTTACATCTAGATCTCCAGCCACCGATAGGGAGCGTCTAAGCTTTTGCCAGCCCATTTTTCCTCCTTTCCGAGAGGAGCCTGGCGAGGTGGGCTACCAGGCTCCTCCTCAGAGCAGTTATGCTACTGTATCTGAAATTAGGTATCCACAATCTGGGGATACCATCTTTGCATCGTAGCAGTCAACCACCTCGATCAGATCACCGCCCCGAACTTCTACTCTGAATTTCTTGGTCTTTCTAAAACCTTGAACCCGGAAAGTAATTCCTAGGGTCATTGTCTTGATCCCGGGCTTTGGATCAACGAAAGCTACCAAGCATCTGTCATCCCAGACATAACTCAGGGATGGAGTTGCGCCTTCGGGAGCAGTATCGTATACGGCTCTTCCAACAAGCACTCGCTCAACATCGAAAAGTTCTGCCAAGATTTCGAGCGTTACCGATTCTCTTGAGGTATATTTGACTCGATCAAGGATGTCTGGGTGGTGTCTTAGATAACGGTAGGACTCTTTGCCCAAGACAATTAGGTTAGCCTTCTTGCCTGCATCCTTTTCTATCGCATCGATGCCGGCTTCGATGTGTTTGAAAGGATCAGAATCAGCAGCACCGTAGTTGCTCCATTGCTCTGTTGCCGATAGAGTCTTTTTGTGTCCAGCAGCGTAATTTGCAGGATCGAAGGCCACATCTCTTACTCTTTTCTCAAAATCTAACAAGATTTGGTCAGTTAAAAACTCAGTTGTGTCAACATCCATATTTAGAGGAGCGTCTTGATTTCTTCTAATTCTGTCAGTCACTATCTTGGCGGCAGCAAACTCATCGCAGGAATATGATTTTTTCTTCACACCCCAATCAAGCTCTATAGCTGGTGCCCCGTCTGCCCTAAGGAGGTTGGGAATGCGGAAAGCGTCTCTCTCATATTCGAAGTATTTCCCATCTTCCTGTACGACCGTTACTGTAGGAAATACTTGATCGGCTATCATCTGGTTATTTCGGTGCCTGATTGAGATGTTTGAGAGCAACTTGACCTCATAAACATCAGCTATCACGGGTTTCGCCATCTTTCCTCACCTCCTTAGATCCTGGTCCTTGAAAGGGGACCTATCTCTATGTTATCGCCGTCCGCAGAAGCGGCCTCAAGAGCTTGGCCCCAAACATAATGACCAGCAGTAGTCGTAGAAACAGCTTTGCCTCCTGCCGCCGCTGTAACCAAAGCGCCTACGGCTATGGCAGTAGAGGCAACCACCTTCGAAGTTCCTCCAAATCTAACCCTGGCAGCTTCTCCAGCTTCAGGCTTATTCTGAAGGACACCTACCGTAATCTCTCCAAGAGTAGAGGCCGCATTTACTTTGTTTTCGGCTGTCAATTCTACGCAGTAGTATTGTTTATCTGAAAGATCAGCGGCGGCTTCGAAAGTCCTTTCATTCTCGAAAGTTGATTGGCTCATCTAAGCACCTCCTAATCAGAATCTTGAGTTAGGAACATAGATTGCTCGGAGAGCGAAATAGATTTCCTGGTTTCCTCTTGATAAGTTTGCTCGTACTTCGGGTCTGATAAGAGAATTCGAACAGCATCGGCGTAAGAGATGTTTCTCTCCTTCGAAAGCTTAGTGGCTCTTCTGTCGATTTCGTCAGTTACAGTTGATTCGATAGTAAGATCGCTTCCGAGCTCGCCTAGAATTGAAGTTGGAGGTAGTTCGGCTATAAACTTGTCAATGAGCTTGGCTTTCTCATCATCAACCGACAGGTAAAGTGAGATAAGCTGTTCCTTTGATTTGGGCAGAATCTTGCCTTCTGGATTATTCTCTGAGAGGCAGAGGGCTTCGACTTTCCTGATGATCCTTTCCTTTCTAAGTTGATCCTCCAGTTGTCTGATTCTTTCTTCTTGTTGCTTTATTGTCTCCTGGACCTCGGGCTCTTTCTCTTCCTGTTCTTCTTGCTCTTTTCTTCCTTCCTCAGTCTGTTCAATGCTTTCTTCCTTTCTCAAGGTAAAGCCGAGCTCATTTGCAATCTTTTCCTCGAGTTCCTCAATCTCTCTCTTTAGATCTTCTTCAAGATCCGCTCTTTCTCTCAATTCTTGGAGCTTATCAAGAAGCTCAAGGGTCGACTCAGGATCCATGGAAAGGCGTGCTGTAACAGGTTCAAGATTGGTTACTACTGGCCTGTTTGTTAAGGCAACGCCTAATAAGACCCATTGAAACTTCTTGCCTGTTTCCTTGTTAGTCCATTCAGGAGCTATCTCCGCAGACTGATACTTGTAAACCTTCCCCTCAATAAGCGGTAAACCGAAGCTTGTCCATTCAACTTTGCCTCTGAGCTTGCCATCCTCTCTCCACACATCAAGCAGCCAACCAGCAGCTGCGCCTTTCCCTTCATGGACAACATCCACAGATACGTCCTTGCCGAGTATGCCGTTTCTAAAATTCTCAACGATCTTATCCAGTATCTCCTCGGTTAACTCGATCTCCCCGTCTCTTACTTGGAACCGGCCTGTCCGAGTAATGTCAATGATTGAAGTCCCATCTTCATCCAATTCTATCTCTTTCTCCAGGTCCAGCTGAAGAGATGCCTTCGCTGGCTTTGGATAAGGATAAGGAGTAGGATAGGGATATGGAGCAGGTTGCCCTATCATTCTGGAGATGATCGCTTTGATCTGCTGAAGCATTGCCTTAGCCTTTTCAACATCCTCGCCCTTAATGAGTTTGTCCAAAAGGAACATGATCTCACCAAATCGCTCAGAATCTCTCAAGACAGGTTGGGGATAATATGGGCGAGGATACAAGTAAGGACGAGGTCGAGGATATGGATAAGGATAGGGATAAGGATATGGGTAAACTTTTCTTCTAGCCATAAGAACCTCCTCTCTGGATCTAAGAAGCGGTCGAGACGGCTTCTTTCAACCCATCAAGAAGCTCCTTTAGACTAAGAACTTTTCCCGGAAAGGAGGTTCTCGATGGCTTTTTGGAAACCAATAAAGTGGATTGTAATGCCTTTTAGATGTCTAAGGATGAGCTCGACGTCTTTCTTGCTAATTCTCACCTCCTCTTGTTCATTATATCTATTTTCGCTCAATCTGTCAAATTTTCCTGCTTGACTTAACCTATGGACTCTGTTCGCTCGATTTTCCACCACTCGGACATATCCTCCCTAATGGCCACGAAGAGGCCTGACAGCTGCTTTCCTTCAGCCCGGAACTTAATGAACGTGTTAGTCCTTTGGAAGACCGTGATTGGCAGTCTCTTTTCGTAGATTACAAGGAAAGCCGGCGTGGCCTTCGTTGGATTCCAATCCGTTCTTGGTTCAAGGTATTCTGGTTCTTCTTCAGTACCTCCTTTAACCATAGCTTCTTCTGGATCTTTCATCGGCTTTGTATAGGCTGAAGTGGCATCAACTTTCCTCAAATCTTGTTCGCAGACCCAATGAATATACCTGGGCTTCGCATCTTCTCCGAAATCAATACGAAGATCCCAATGTTCCTCCGAGACGCCGGCTCTTATCAGCTTTCTACCTCTCCACCAATGCCATTGATAAGTGAGTTCAGCCCTGAAGGCTTTTTCAAGTTCTTGTGATTCGTCCTGTTGATTCTCATGCGACGATTCGATCTGCTGCGATTCAACTTGATAGGATTCATCTTGGACCCTTATTTCGGGGATCTCAATCTTAACCCTTCCAGCCTTGATTTCATTATAGCGTTTATCCCTAACTGTTCTGGCTTCTGCTTCTGTAACCCTTTTCCAGTATTTGTATTGAGGCGGGCTTTGATC